TCAGAGCTTGAGCGCGTGCTCGAGGATGCCGACCATGTCCGGCCCGTCGTCGTTGATCCACTTGCCGTAGTGCTTGCGGATCATGTCGGTGGACGTGTGCCCCATCTGGTCTGCGATCCACTCCAGCGGCACCGCGCCGGTGGTGAGCAGCTGGCTGGCGAACGTGTGGCGGCAGTTGTTCGGCCCGCGGAAGCGCACCCCAGCCGCTTTCAGGTGAGGCCGCCAGAAGCCCTTGAGCAGCATGTCCGAACTGGTGTGCGCCGCACCGGTGCTGGAGTTGTGGAACACGAAGCGCAGCTTGCGCACGCGCACCGTCTTGTTGTCCCGCTCGGTGACGTCCACCAGTACCGGCTCCAGATCGCGGGTCAACTCCGCCTGCGCCTGCAACGCCTCGCGCGCCGGCCGCAGCAGCCTCACCTCGCGCACCGAGCGCCGCGTCTTCGTCACCTTATAGTGGCCGCGCACCTGGGAACGCTGGAAGCGGACGATGCCCTTGTCCAGGTCGACCACATCCTCCCAGGCCAGCGAGATCGCCTCCGACACGCGCGGCCCGGCCCAGATCATGAACTGCGCCAGGTTGCGCTCCTGCTCGCGCTCGGTATGCGCCGAGAGGATGGCCTCGATCTCCTTGCGGTCGAACGGATCCGGATCGTCCCGATCGGGCACCCGCACCCGAAGCCCCTCGGTGGGGTCGTGCGCCATCCGGTTGCGCATCCGGTACAGCCGAAAGATCTGCCGCACCAGGGCGATGATCTCGTTGATGGTCTTGTTGTGCAGCTTCGGCATCAGCTCTGCCTGCACCCACTCCTGCAGGTCCAGGTGGTCGATCTGGTCCGCCTGGAGCGCGCCCCACTTCGGGCGGATGTGCAGCTCCGCCCTGCCCTCGTAAACCCTGAATCCGGACGGCGCCACCTCGTTGCGCTTGATGTTCAGCCACAGGTCAATGAAATGGCCGAAGGTGTTGGTCTTCACCTTCACCGAATGGGGGAAATGGCGGGCATAACTGAACGTGCCGTGCTTGATCTCGTGCCGGATCAGCCCGGCCAGCCGGCTGGCCTGCTCGATGTTCGCCGGCGAGGCATCCCCTGGGAACGGCTCACGGCACAGCTCGCCCTGGTAGCGAAAATAGACGCGCAGCGAATTGCCGCGCACCTCGACGCCTTCGTGCATGGTCGTGCTCACTTGATGGAAACGGCGGGAGTCTATGCCCCGCCAAAGCGTGAGGCCCGTTGCCGGGCCTCGAATTTGGTGGTGTGAGTTCTAGGTCAACCAGTCGGCCCGGCAGCGCCACTGCCGGCGCATCTCCGCGACCAGCCGCTCGGCCGAGACTGCGCCGCGGCGCTTGGCGATCAGCTCGGTGAGTGCCTGGATGCGCTCGGGCGTGTCGTAGCCCTTGCGCAACCAGGTGCGAGCCTCGCACTCCAGCAGGTGTTGGCGATCAACCTCAGCCAAGGCCCACCTCCTCCGCGTAGAAGCGCAGCGCCTGCTCGGCGACCTGATGCGGCTGAGCACTGCGCCGCGCCATGGCGAGGATCTGGCTCACCGCAGGATCAGCCGAGCGGTGCGCGAGGCGGTCGAACACCGCGCGCAGGCGCTTGGCCCCGGGGTGCAGGCGCGCCGCGAGCACCATCGCCAACAACACGTCCAGCTTGCCCAGCGGCCGGGCGCCGACCCGCCACCAGCGGTGCGGCTGGCCAACCGCACCGCGCTCGCGCACCGCCTCGCCGGCCGCCTCCAGGGTGACCAGCTCGGCGCGCACCTGGACGACCGACGCACCGGTGCGTGCGGCCAGCTCGGCGACGGTGATTCCGGCGGGGCTGGTGAGGTAGCGGAGCAGGTTCATTCGGGAATCCCCTTGTTCGCCGGCAGTGCGCCTCTCAGCATCCGGGCATCGTCACTGATCTGGAACCAGCCTCCGCAGCGGCACTGGTACTGCTCGCCGCAGACGTCATCCAGGTCGTTGCCGTCGATTCCGATGATGCGCTGACAGTGCGGGCAGCGGCAGATCAGGCTGCGGTCGTAGTCGCGGGCGACGTGGTGCACGTCGTAGATATATTCGTCAGCCATTGGCCACCTCCTTTGCCTTCGGCGTTTCCGGATGCACGAACAGCTCGACCCCGCTGCGCAGCAGGTCGCGCTGGGTTTCGCGGAGCTTGGTTGGGTCAAGGCCCAGCTTGCGAGCCAGGGCTTCGGCGGCCCAGCGGGCGCCCATGGTGTTGCTGGCGGTGCGTTTGTCACCGCGCACGGTGGCGACGTAGGTGCCGGTGGTGAAGCGGGTGCGGATTTCAGTTGGCATGCTGCACCTCCACCCGCTTGAACTCGACCACCCAAACCCAGGGGTTGGCGTGCCAGCTCTCATGACCGTTGATGGAGACCCACAACGCTGAGAACAGCTCATACGGCGAGTAGTCATTGCCATCAGGGTCAATATCATTTTCGCAGCTAAGCACTCCCTCGGCCTTGGCCTGCACCTCGGTGATGGCCTGCAATCGCTCGACACGCACGTTGGTGATCTCCAGCATGATGCGAGAGGCCCAGCGTGGCATGTGGATGCTGGGTCGCCACCGCGCCTGGTGCAAATCCGCATACCAGCAGCAGAAGTCGTACTTCTTCCAGCGCTGATCGACGTAGTTGAAAGCGCCATCTTCATCGAGGAAAAGCTCTTCCGCCATCAGGTCACGAATATCACTATCCGCACGATATGCGAGCGCCGGAGCGCCGCACATATTCACGTCAGACCATGTCTCGCGCACCCATAGTCGGTCGCCTGGCTGGCCGTATGGGCATTGAAGAATCGAGAAGCACCCACAGCCATCGTTGTCTATGCCCAGGTATTCCGCTGCCATACCCGGCCCTGCCGCGCCAGTAATGCGCCCGGCCTGTTTAGGCTTCACGACGCGCCGCGTCACCGTCTTGCGGCCTTCCAGGATGGCTCGAACCATCGCGCCGTTGAACAAAATCGGACGCTCACGCATGGCTAGGCTCCTCCTCAAACAACGCCTCCCAGGGCGAGCTGACCTGGTTCAATTTCTTCTTGCCGGCGTTGCGCTTGATCATGCTCGGCGTTTCCGCGTAGCAGGCCTTGCACATGGTTCCGAGGCCGTCCGGGCGGGAGGCCTGGCGGAAGAAAAACTCGGTATCGGCGGGCCAGAACTCGCCGCATTTGCGGCAGAGTTTCTCGGACACCCCGGTGATGGCCACAGGTTGATAGGTGGCGGCTGGGTTATGCTGTGCCCCGCCACCCTGGGTGTGATGTGCTTGCATGGTGCTTCTCCTTGGGTTGGTCAGGCCCTGGTGAGTTGCCGCTCACCGGGGCCTTCTTGTTTTCAGCGTGCGATCAGCAGGAATAGGTCCGGCAGGTGGTTGGCCGCGGTCAGCAGACCGGCCAGGCCGGTGCCGATCCAGCCGGTCATGGCCAGCCGGGCGCGCAGGCTGTGGCTCGGTTCGTCATCGTCGTAGTGCTGCATGGTGCTTCTCCTTGGGTTGGGGTGTTGCTCGACAAATCAGGCGTTGCCGCGCCCGGTCGGGTCGGGGTTCTGGAAGATCCAGCACTTCACGGTTGTGCCGCGCTGGGTGAGTTGGTTGTTGCGGCGGTTGAAGGCCGCGCGCACGGCGCTGTCCACGCCCTTGTTGTGGGTCAGGTATTTGCGGGAACGGCTGTTGGGCAGCAGGGTGCGCAGGGTCGCCACGTCCGCCAGCTTCTGCTTGTGCTCGGCGGCGCGCTCGGCGAACTCGTTGAGGTTGATGGCGATCACGTCCGGCTTCTTCGAGTGGTCGACCACCGGGTCCTCGCTCAGGCCCTGCAGGTAATCGAACACCTCCCAGAACTCGGCCACCTCGGCCGGGTCGGCGTTGACGGCGGTCTGGCGAGCCAGCGCCATGGCCGTGAGTTCGCGCTGGGTGGCCTGGTGCTGGCGATCGGTCAGCGGTACCACCAGGCGCAGCGCATCGAGCAGGGCCAGCAGCTGCGCGTGGTTCTTGATGATTCGCTCGATGCGAATCTCTTTCAGCTCGCGCAGCGCCTGCTCGTGCACCTTCACCTGGGCGCGGAACGTCTCCAGCACCTTGCCCTCGGCGCGGGCGGCCATCAGCAGGAAGTGGCTGACGTCCATCGCGCTCAGGTGGTTGAGGTTGTCCGCCGCGGCGCGGCTGGCGGCGGTGACCTCGGGGCGCACGAAATGCAGCTTGACGATACGGGTGAGGATCGCCTCGCTGGCCATCACCGTGGCGTTCTGGCTGAACACCAGCGCGCCCCGGAACGGCGGTGCATTGGTGTCGTTGCCGCTGTTCTTCACACCCGTCATGCCGAGGCCGCGCCCGTTGAACAGCGGTTTGAACTGGTCAAAGTCGAAACTCTTGCCAGCACCACCCTCGCTGTCGCTACGGTCGGCTTCCAGCATCACGACCGGCATGCCGGCCGTCTGGCTCAACCAGCGACGCAGGCCCGCCTTCGAAATTTTCAGCGGGTCTTCGCCTTCCTCATCCTGCCGGCCGAACAACTTCCAGAGGAACATCAGCAAGGTCGACTTACCTGCGCCCGCCTCGCCGGTTACTTCCAGGAAGGGGAACGACTGAAACTCCGCCCGGATTTGCTCGGCGAACAGCGAGCCAAACCAGAACGCCAGCGCGACGATGCCCTGGGTGCCGAAACAGGTCCACAGCCAGTCGAGCCACTCGGCGCGGTAGCCTTCATCGGTACGAGCGATTTCGAACTTGATCGACTTGTTCAGCGTTTTCAGGCGCAGCTGCTTGAACTCGAAGTAATCCTCCTTGTTGGCCTGCTCGAGCACGCCGCCGCGCACGGCCAAATCGCCGAAAACGTATGTTCCGTGCTCCTTGCTAAAGCCAACGAAATCGATGGTCTGGACAGTTTTCAGCCCGTAGAGCTGGTCCTTCATGATCTTGTCCAGCTGCGCGCCGGTACCGGTGAACACCGCGCCGGCCGCCATGCCGAGCAGACGCTTCTTGAACTCGCTGGCTGCCGCCACCTGGCCGCCGGTGAAGGTGTTGCGCACCGTCGGCTCGTCGTGGGGGAAATCCACGCGGAAGTAGTACCAGCTCTCGTCCGTCACCTCGTTGCGCTGGAAGTACAGCGCCTGCGGGTAGCAGTTGGCGATCTCCACCACCGCGCCGCACTGCTGCAGCGCCTTTTCAGTCATCTGCCGATCATTGAGCAGCTGGTCGTCGTGGTGCTCGCTGCCTTCGAGCGCCTGCTTGGCCTTGTTGAACTTCTCCAGGTCCATCTTGAACCAGTACAGGCGGTTCTCGAACGCGAAGTGAAATTCATGCCGCTGGCGCCAATCGAACATCAGCGCGCCCTTCTCCGCCGCGCTTTCGGCCAGCAGCAGGCTGCCGTGGTAACGGGCCTCCTTGAGGTCGCGCTCGATCTGCTCCGCGCGTTTGTCGTCGCCCTCGATAAAGGCCCAGCGCTGGTGGAGGTCGTTCCAGTCCACCTTGCGGTCGCGCTGCGGGATCTGCGCGGCCTCGCAGGTAAAGCCCAGCTCGCGGGCCATCTTTGCCCAGCGGCGGGTGTAGCGATGCGCGCCCGGCTCGTTGTCCAGCGCCCAGACCAGGCGCGGCAGCTTGCGCCCGACCTCGGCGCGGGCCTTCACCAGCGCCTTGAGCGACTCGGCCGGGAAGGCGTTGCTGCTCATGGCCGACACGGCGTCGAGTTCGTGGTGCAGCAGCGCGATGGCGTCGAAGATCCCCTCGACGATCCACAGCTCGTCGACCTCGAGCAGGTCCACGGTTGGCGGGCACCACCAGTAGCCTTTCATGCTCTGGCCGGGGGCGAAGCGCGCCTTCTGCTTGCCGAAGCGGTGCGGGCGGTCGATCAGCCGCTCCCAGTAGCCACCCTTCTCCAGGGTGAAGCGCACCGTGGCGCTGCCCTGGGCCAGTTCGCGGTTCCAGTAGTTCTCCTGGCTGTACCAGCCGCGGATCATGCCCAGGTCGAAGCCACGGGCGAACTGCAGGTAGGCATCAGCGCTGGCGGCCGGCGCCTGCTCGGTGACAGGAGCGCGCTTGCTCCAGTCGTCGAACAGGTCGTCGAACAGTTCCTTAACGTGCCACTGCTCGCCGCACTTGCTCTCGCGGCCGCACTTGATGAACCAGGGCTGGTCGTAGCGGGCATAGAGCTCCTTCTTGCCGCAGCTCGGGCAGGTGCCGCCGCGCAGGTAGTCGGTACCGGCGCGGCGCTTGAGGCCGAAATCACCCTCGAATCGGCGCAGCACCTCTTCGCGGATCTGGCGGTCCATGTCTTTCATTGGGCCGCCCCCCATAAGAAATCTTGCATCTCTTCCCGTAGCGCCTTGTGCTCTTCGCAGGTGATCACGTCGGTCTCCAGCAGAGCGCTGAGATAGCCGCCCAGGCGGCAGACCATGCGAAATTTCTCGTCGTAGTCGCGTGCCTCGACCAGCTCGTACAGCTGGTGCTTAAACATGTATCGCGCCGGGTCGGCCGCCAGCGCCTCGCAGGCGGGCATTGGGTGAGTGCTCATGCCTTGGCTCCTTGGCGTGCCTTCACCAGCTCGCGCATGGTGCGGTTGAGGCCGGCGATGTGCGGGTGGTCGGCCAGGATCTTCGGGCCTCGCAGCCCCTGCGGGGTGTAGCGATAGCGATCGTCGTACCAGCAGGCAGCCATCAGCTGCTCGTACTGGCTGGTCAGCCAGCGCAGATAGGCCTCGGCCTGGGCGCTGTTCAGCTGGATTTGGATGGAAACGTCTGTACTCATGGGGCCACCGTTCGGGCGCAACTTTCCCCTACCCGCGCAAAGGCGGGCATGGGCTTGGGTCAATTCAAGGGGTGATCAGTGAGTGGCTGCTGCAGCCAGCGGCGCCGCGGGCGGCTGCAGGCGCGCCGGCAAGTGGCGCAGGGGGATTAATACCGCCTCGCCCGAAAAAAAATTGATAAGGGCGACGCGGGTTTCGTCCGTGCCGGAGGCGTAGTCGATGCCGATCACCGGGCGCTTGAGGCATTCCAGCTCGCCCATGGCCAGGTGCACCAGGCGGTCGGCCATGAACGCCGGCACATCGAGCGCGTTGACCAGGTAGCCGACGGCACGCGCGAACAGGTGGCCATCGTCAGTCAGGTGCTCGCCCTGGTGGCGCTGCAGAAAGGTCAGCGCGGCGCGCTGCATGCTCGCCCGGTATTCCTGGGCGTCGTTGATGGTCGAGACGTTCATGCGGTTGCTACCTCCGGTTCCATGTGGTCGAGCATGTCGAGCTGGTCGGTCTTCTCACGGCTGTCGCGCAGTGCCTGCATACGGCGCACCGAAGGCGCCACCGGCAGTACCACGCGCGGTGCGTCCAGCCCTGATGGGCTGAGCGCGTAGTCCCACGTCAGCGACCCGGTGTAGGTCGCGCCGCAGGCGATGTTCATGCACTGCGCGTACATGGTCTTGAACGTCGGCGTTTGCGCCTCGCTGTTGCGGATGCGCATGCGCTGGCCACAAGCCGGGCATAGGCATTTGTATCCGCCGTTATTGGCTACGCTCACTTCCCCTCCCCAAACCGCAACGCGGCTTACTTCTTAGTTCTGGCCTGGCTTACGGGCCTTGTGCAGCAGGATTACCGCGTGTACTTCCGAATGCCGCGCCGCCATGTGCTGGCGGTGTGCGTCGAGGATGGCGCGTGCCTCCCCTTCGTCGATCTCGCCGTTGCTCAGCGCCTCGGCGATGATCCGGTCCACTGCCCCGCGCTTAACGGCGGTTTTCATGCAGCGTTCGAACAGCTCGATGTTGTCCAGCTCGTCCGGGTTGGCGACCGGTACGAACACACCGCCATACAACGCGGCGACGTAATCAGGGAAATGCGTGGTGCCGGACTGCTGCTCGAGCATATGGATCTGCTCGTCCGAAAGCGGGCGGCTACCGGCGTTCTCGTACAGATGGTTGTCCAGCTTCTTGAGCGGCAGGCCCAAACGGGCTGCAGCGCATTCACGGCCGCCCGGGTAGTCGCACACCACAGCGCTCATCACTTGCCGGCGGGTATCTAGAACGGTGCGCTTCATCTTCTGGTTTCTCGCTGGGCCAGTTGCCATTACTTTGAAATCACGGTCACACCGCTCTCGGTGTTTCGCGAGTTAAGGAATTCGCTGATGTCCCCATCTTTCAGGCGCAGCAGAACAGCGATCGCATGAGCGTTTCCTCGATAACCGGGCTGCTTCTTGTAAAGCACCTGGAAGACGGAGCCCTTGTGGACCCCGTGACGCTCCGCCCAATCGCTGATGGTGAGCCCGTATTCCTTGAATGCCTGGCGAACCTCGGAAGCGGTCTTGAGCCTGGAGTTCAGGTCGCTGCACAGGAAGTTGGACTGTTGGCAGATGGAGCAGGCTTGAAGATCCATTTACGCGCCCTCCTTAATCCCCAGCAGCACAGCCGCGCGGTGGGCTTCGCCGCGCAGGCATTTCTTCTGGCCATTGAGTACCGCATAAACGGTGCTCGGATTAAGCGCGTGCTGCGCAGCCCATTCCTTTATCGAAACGCCTTGGCGCTCTAGCCGTTTACGGGCTTTTGCGCAGGCTTGCTCCGGTGGGTATCCGTTCGGCATAGTGCGGCTTCGTGTGAGTTCGTGTGATGACGGGCGCAGTATTTCCCACATAACGAGGACTGTCAAACGGTTTATGGAGACATTTGTGGGAATTGGGGATCGCCTGAAGGAAGAACGTGAAAGGCTTGGCGTCAACCAGACCGAGTTCGCCGCGCTAGCGGGCGTCTCGAAGAACAGCCAGTTCAACTATGAGAAGGGCGAGCGAAGCCCGGATGCTGCTTATCTCGCCACCGTGGCAGCCGCTGGCGTTGACGTGCTGTACATCCTCACTGGCCAGCGCTCCGCACCCAACGAAACGGCCCTCACAACCGAAGAATCCGCAGTTTTAAACGACTACCGATCGATGCCCGGAAGCGACCGCGCCGCAGTGAGGCGCATGACCTCAGCGCTGGCTGAATCGGCTGGGCGGTATCAAACCAAAAAATAAGCAGCAAACATTAGGAGCTGGCATGGAAGTTTTTGTTGGTCTGGTGCTGGTCGCCATCGGAGTGACCATATTCGCGGCCCTGGTACGGCGCGCTAATCGCAAGGGCGCCGCTCTGATGGCTCAGCCGAAGCCTTGGGAGGGTCACAAGCCGCAGCCGCTCAGCAGTGCTCAACGCAATCGCCCCGAACTTGGCTCTGCTTCTCCATCCCTTTCAGATCAACCGGTCCGGCGCGCCCCCGATCACACTGCTGCGCCAAGCCGCGCTATGCGTACCGGCTGGCGCCTCGGCACGGTCGAGTTCACCTATGAAGACTCCAAGGGTGCGATCACGGTACGCACCGTAACGGTCCATTCAGTTACCGCCAGCCATATCAAAGGCGAGTGTCAGGACCGGCACGCCGAGCGCACCTTCCGCCTCGATCGCATCATCGGTGACGTCATCGACACCGAAACAGGGGTAATCGTCCGGCCTAAAGACCTGCGCGCCCATCTGGCGTAAGGGAACTGCCCGCGCCGCTGGCTGTCGGTGACTTGCAACCAAGGAGATGCACATGAGCGCAGCGATTCAGCTGGAAGAATGCCCCGGAACCTACGGCGCCCGGCTACGCGAAGAACGCGACCGCCTCGGCCTGCTGGTTCATGAACTGGCCCATCTGGCCGGCGTGACGGACTACCTGCAGAAGCGTTTCGAGAACGGCACGTCCGTCATTCCCATTGACTACCTCGACGCCCTGGCCGCGCACAGCGATGCGGACGTGCTGTACATCGTCACGGGCACTCGGCAGCCACGCTAACCAGCCAGCCGGATACCTGTGTGAAATGTTGTCGCGTTGGCAAAACCGCAACCCTCATATACTGTACGGGCATACAGTAGTCAGCGTATGGAGTTCGCGCATGTTGTCGAGTCAGAAGCAAGCCCGCCAGGCTGCCCAGGAAGTGCCGCAGTTGGTCGAAACCGTGAGTGAAACCGAGCGGGCGCTGCTGCGCTGGTACCGGCAATGCACGCCGACCGACCGAGCGCATGTGATTCGCTTCGTCTCGGTGCTGGCCGAAACCCAGAAACATTGAAGGCGCCGAAAGGCGCCTTTTTCATGCCCGTGCTACATGCACATCGGCACCTCGTCCGTTTCCGCCCACTCCTCGTCGATCTGCTCCCAGGCGGAGCGCTGCCGCTCTGCCGGAACAGGCTGTGGCTCGCTCAGGCGTTCGCTTGCTGGATCCGCTTCCATTCCCGCTCCACGGCGCGCTGGGCGCTGCTCTTTTCGGCGTACAGGTGCACCAGCCGCTTGGGGCTGGTCTGGTCGCCTTCGGTGAGTTTCTTTTGGGTGCCCGTCTTCTCGTCGCGGTACCAGGCGAGCACGCCGGTGTAGCCCCCCTCCTCGGCCAGCTCTGCGACGTCATCCGCGTCCGGCAGTTTGGATTCCAGCTCGAGCGAGGTGGTGTAGCTGTCCGGCGTGAAGCTGTGCTGGACGTTGGCGCCGAGCCAGACCACGGCGTCGATGTCGGCCTTCACGCCGATCAGGCTGTAGGTGAGTTCGGGGATCAGGTCCGGGCGGCCCTTTGCCAGGGTGTAGCTGAGCGTGGCCGTACCACGCTGCAGGCGGGACCACTCGGCGCGGGCGGCGCGCAGGGCGGCTTCCTGGTCGGTGTAGGTGTGGCGCAGGTCCTTGAGGTTGTCGCCGCCGCCGGCGATGGCTTCCTTCTTCTCGGCGCTGTTGAGCTCGTAGTAGTAGGCGCGCACGCCGCTGTAACTGTCGCGGTCGGCCTGCAGGTAGCGGTGGCCGTCGCCATCGGCGCGGGTGAGCGTGATGTGCGGCAGCGGCAGGCCGCTGGCGGTGACGCTCTTGCCGGCCGGCATGAACAGCAGGCGCCCGGCCTTGATGCTGGCGATGGCGTCGAACTGCTGGCCCAGGCGGCTGAGCAGGTTGGCGTCGGATTCGTTGGCCTGGTCCACCTGGGCGAGCTGGATGGCCGATAGCGCGGCGCTGATCACCGGGCTCAGCCCATGGGCAGCGGCCACGGTCTGGACAATGGTGCCGAGCGTCTGCCCGCTCCAGCTGCGTTCCTTCTTGGCCTTGAGCCCCTCGCGCAGGTCTGCACTGCGGGCGCGGATGGTGAGCATGTCCGGCGCGCCGCTGTGCTCGACCTCGTCCACGGTGTAGCTGCCCTTATCCACGAGGCCCGTGTCGTGCCAGCCGAGCCACAGGCGCACCACGGCGCCGCGTGGCGGGATGGCCAGCAGCCCGTCGTGGTCGCTGAGGCTGATGCTGAGCTGGTCGGCCTCCATGCCGCGGTTGTCGGTGAGTTCGATGCTGATGAGACGCTGCTCGATCGCGCTGGTGATGTCCTGCCCGTTGACCACCACGCGGCAGATTGGCTGCGGGTAGGCGGTGGCGTCGCGGTACTTGTCCGCGGCCTGGCCGAGCAGGCTTTTGCCCTGGGCGATGATGGTGTCGATCAAAACAGCAGCCTCCGCAGGATGTTGCCCGCGGTGCTGATGGCGCTGCCGAGCAGATCCACCCGGCCGTCATCGATGCGTTTGAGCGTGAGGGTGAACTCGATGCGCCGCGCCTGGCCGTCGCGGAAAAACAGCGTGCGGGTTTCGCTCAGGGATTCGATGATCCAGGTGCCGTAGATCTTCCCGGTGCCCTCCACCAGCGGCCAGGCCTTGCCGGTGTCGGCCATGGTGCGCAAGGCATCCAGGCTCAGCTGGCTGCCGGCCAGCGCGGGCAGCAGCACGCCCGGCAGTGTGATGCTGTCATCACCGCGCCCCAGGTACTGGCGCGCCGGGTTGGTGCCGATGCGCGAGGTGCTGCCGTGCCGCCATTCGGTCTGGCGCTGGAACTCCTGGTAGGCCAGGGTCTCCAGGCTGAACACGAACATGCCAAGGGCCATCATCATGGTCCGTTACTCCTAGTAATCAGTCCTGGTCGAATAGGGATGAGCGGGCACGGGCGCCCTTCTCGCGCTCGCGCTTGTCCAGCTCGGCGGCGACGGCACGTGCGATGGCGTTGGCGTCCTGCCCGGGGGCCGCGTGGATGTGCACGGTGATCGGCGCAGGCGTGCTTTGGGCTGCGGATGGCGAAGCCGCACGGGCGGCCAGCGGTGGGCGCGTATCGAACGCGACCGGCTCTGCTGCCGCGGGCATGGCACCGACCGCGGCGCTTAGGCCGATCGCACCTGCTGCCGTCAGCCGTTTGGCCGTGTCGCCAAGCTGCGACAGCGGGCCACGTTCCCCCGCCTGCAGGCCCTGCTCGAGGCCCGCCATGGTGAAGCCGCCCAGCTCGGCGAATACGCGCGACGGTGAGTGAATGCCGAGCTTTTCCTTGAACCAGCCGATGCTGCTGTCCGCCGCGCCGACCACGGCGCCCTTGACCGCGCCGGCCGCGTTCTTGATGCCGTTGGCCAGCCCCTGCATGAGCATGCCGCCGAAGTCGGTGAACTTGGCGGGCAGATCCACACCCAGATAGCCGAGCACACCGGCGAACGCGCGGTAGAACAGGCCCAGCGGGCTGAAATTGACGATGGTGGCGGCAATGCCACTGAGCCCGCCGCTGAACCCGGTTTTGATCTCTGCCCACAGGCCGAGGAAGTACGGCCCAACCTTGTCCCAATTGCGGTAGATGAGGTAAGCGCCGCCAGCGATTGCAGTAATGGCCAGGCCGATGGGGTTCATCGCTAATGCACGGCCGATGAACAGGATGCCCTTGCCCACCAGCGGCAGCGCCGTTTTGCCCAGATTGAACAGCGTCCCGGCCAAACCTGCGCCCTTGATGCCGAACAGCGTCATGCCGTAGCGCACCATGGCGAACGGCCCGAGGATGCTGGCGATCGCCAGGGTGAGCCCGCCCATGCCTGCCATGAGGATCCCGACGCCGGCGGCAGTCTTGACGATGTTGGCGGCCAGCTTGGGGTTCTCTGCAATCCAGCCCTTCACCCCGCCGATGATGCCGGTGAGCGTCTGGGTGATCTCGCGCATGGGGCCGTTCTGCTGCTCCTGCAGCTGGATGCCGAGGTCCTCCCAGGCGCTGCCCATGGCCGAGAGGTCGCCGCGCAGGTTGTCGGCCATGGTCTTGGCCGTGGCGCTGGCCTCGCCCTCGGTGTTCTTGAGGGTGCTGACGAACTCCTGCAGCGCGCCGCTGCCAGCCTGGGCGACCAGCACCTGCATACCTGCTACCGCTTCTTCGCCGGCGATTGCCTTGAGCAGGCCGGCGCGGTCGGCGTCGCCCATGTTCTTGGTTTTCTCGTAGATCTCCTGCAGCACAGTGGGCATGTCGCGCAGGTTGCCCTGGGCATCCTTGGCGCTGATGCCGAGCTTGTTCAACGCCTTGGCTGCTGCTGCCGGCGGCGCGGACAGCCGGTTAAGGATGGCACGCAGCGCGGTACCACCCATGCTGCCCTGGATACCGGCGTCACCCAGCTTGCCGGCCATGGCGGCGACGGTCTCGATGTCCTGCCCGACGCTGGCGGCCACGGGCGCGGCGTACTTCATCGTTTCGCCGAGCATCTGCAGGTTGGTGTTGGAGCGGGTGAAGGTGCCGACCAGGACGTCCCCCAGGCGCCCGGTTTCGCTCGCCTGCAGGTTGAAGCCGGTGAGGATGTTGGAGGCGATGTCCGCCGTCTCGGCCAGGCCACTGTCGCCCGCCTTGGCGAGATCCAGCATGCCGGGCATGGCCGCCTGGATGGATTCGGCCTTGAAGCCGGCCATGGCCAGGAAGCCCTGGGCTTCTGCCGCCTGCCCTGCGGTGAATTGGGTGCTGGCACCGAGCTGGCGGGCCTGCTCGCGCAGCGCGGCCATTTCCTCGGACGCGCCATCGAGGCGGGTCAGCGCCTGCACCTTGCTCATGGCCGCGTCGAACTCCAGCCCGGGCGCCATCAGCTGCGCGCCGGCGTAGAGCATGCCGCTGCCGGTGGCCAACCCGCCGGCGCCGCTGGCGGCCATGCTGCCGGCCAGCTGCTGGGTGCGGTCATAGTCGGCCTTGGCCTGGCCGAGGCGCTTCTGCTGGGCGGTGAGCTGCTTGAGGCGCTGCTCCTGCTGGCCTAGCGTCTGGTTGGTGCGCTCGACACGCTGGCGCAGCTCGCGCTCATGGTCGGAGAGATTGCGGGTGCTGATGCCCGCCTCACCGAGCTTGCCGCGCAGGCCCTGCAGCTCGCGCTGCTGCTCGTTGTGTTTCTGCTTGAGTGCGTGGCCCTGGCGGACCGCGCTCTGGAATTCACGCGTCAGCGCCTTGGTGGGCGTTTCGGCTGCAGCCATTTCGCGGGATAGCGCCTTGATGCGCTCGCGGTTGGCCTGCAGGGCGCCGCCGGTTTGGTCGGCAGCGCCCTTGAGGTTGCGGAATGAACTGACGTCCTTCTGCAGGGCCTGCAGGCCCTTGAGTTCGCCGCGGGTGTCCTTGAGGGCGCGGCCCAGGCTGGTCGCGCCGCTGGCAATGGTGCGCAGCGGGCGGGTGGCATTGTCCAGCGCCTGGAGGTTGACCTTGAGGTTTAGATCACGCGCCATGCGTGCGCTCCCATCGTTCGATGGCGCGCTCGCGCCAGTCCATCAGTTCATGCAGGGGCATGGCGTTCATCTGCTCCGGCCCCCAGTGGAAAACCAGGGCGATGTCCGCCATCACATCGTCTACGCGGCGGGGGATTCCGCCGTGCTGCCCGTCTTCTGCAAAAAACCGGCGATGGCATCCGCGCAGCCCAGCAGATCGGCCACGTCCAGGGCCGCCACCTCCTGCTCGGTGAGTGTCGGCTGACTGATGCGCGGCACCAGGCGGATGGTGGCGTTGACGTCGCCGTTGATCAGGTCCGCCAGCTTGAGGCCGCGCAGCTCGCCGGCAGCCGGCTTGCGCAGGGTGATCTCGGTGATGCTGTTCTCGCCGCGCTTGATGGGCTGCTCGAGGACGATGGGTTCGCTGGTCTTGCTCATGGGTGTGCTCCTTGGGGTTGGGGTTGCCGCAGCGCTTGGCGGCTGCGGCGGGTTGCGAAACGGTGGGTGTTGGCCGCGCATGGCTTACAGGCCGATGGCCTTGCGGTGTTCGGCGAGGCGGTCGTCGCCGTCGACCATGAAGACGAAGTTGAGCAGGTCGATCTCGATTTCGACGTTGCCGTCCACGCTGAGCTTGTAATAGGTGCAGGTGGTGGTGATGGAGTGCTCGGTGTCTTCGCCGGATTCGGCATCGCCGAAGTCGATCTCCTCGTGCCGGCCGCGGGCGACCACCTCGACGGCGGTCACGGCGCCGGTATCGTCCTGCTGAACGGAACCGGCCCAGCGCAGCATCACGCCGTCCGCTTTAACCGCGCCGAACTGGCGCAGCACGGTCAGGTCCCAGCCGCCGAGGGTCCATTCGATCTGAATGCCATCGTCGGAGTGGCCCATGTCGACCTTCACCGGGCCGTCCATGCCGGCACCGCGCCAGTCTTCGAACTTGCGGCCGAGGGTCGGCAGGGTGACGGACTTGCACTGGCCAACGTAGCTGTTGCCATCGTTGAACAGGTTCATGTGCTTGAGTTTCTTGGGCAGGGCCATGGCTGGGCTCTCCTACGGCGCGGCCGGGGCCGCGCGGGTCAATGGGGTCAGGCAGTGATGCCGGCGGCGAAGTCGACCAGGTAGCGGTCGGTGATGCGCTGACGCAGCAGCAGGTTTTCCAGCGGCGGGACGGGGGTGTAGTCGTAGTCCAGGAACAGCTTGCCGGCCTTGAGGGTGTCCTTGTCGTTGGCCGCCTCATCGAACCAGCACTGCCCGTCGATGATGTAGCCGCCGCGCTTGAGCTCGCGGAACTTGGCGTTGATGCCCTCGACGATGTCGCGCACCAGGGAGGCGTGCATGGGCTTGTCCACCGCCCAGAAGTGCCCCTCGGCCATGGTGTCTGCCAGTACCTGCGCGGTGCGGGTGTAGTTCTCGAAGGCGAACAGTGGGTCCGCGCTGCAGGTGCGCGAGCCCCAGAAGCGGAAACCGTCGCGGCGGATCAGCGTGGTGACCTCGTCGGCGTTGAGCAGGCCGGCGTCGGTGGCGGGGTTCTGCAGGTCGAAGTAGATGTCCTTGGAGAGGCCCGACACGCCGTTGACCGGCACGTTGGAGAGGGTCTTGTGCCAGCCGACCTGCTCGTCCAGCTTGGCGCGCAGGCCCAGGGCGCGAGCGATGGCGCTGGCCGGTGCGTTGGCGTTCGCCACGGTGTCCCAGGAGACGAAGTCCGGCCAGATGAGCATCAGCTCACGCGCACCGAAACCGGCGCGGTAGGCGATAGCATCGCTGACGGTCTCGCAGCCGTAAGCGTTGGCGTAGGCGAAGCCGCGCAGCTTCTCGGCGATGGCCACCAGCTCGGTGGTGACCGGCAGCGAGTCGAGCCCTGGCACGCCGAGGATGCGCGGTTTGACGCCGAGCTGGGCCTCGGCCGCCAGCAGGGCCTTCATGCCCAGGTATTCGCCGGTTGGGCTTACACCGCCGATGATGTTGCTGGTGGTCGCGGCCTCGTCGGCGCCCTCTTCCACGCGCACCACGACGGTGACGGGTGACGCCTGATCGGCGATGGCATCCAGGCTGCGCGCCAGGGTGCCCAGCTCGCCGGCGGAACCGGAGGCGGTGAGCACGTCGGTGAGCAGCACCGGCTTGTTGAGCGGGAACTTGACCGCATCAGCATCCGACGCGGTGCAGACCATGCCCACCACGGCGGTGGAAACGGTGCGAATGGGGCGGGTGCCTTCGTTGATTTCGAGGACGCGGACGCCGTGATGGTAATCAGTGGCCATGGGGTTGAGGCTCCTGGGCGAGTGCCGGATCAGTGAGCCTTGAGGGTGACGCGCGCGCGCAAGGGGCGCACGCGGCGGGCTGTGTAGCGGTGGGGGTTACAGCACGGACAAGAAAAAGCCCCGACTGGCGGGGCTGTTCTTCCAGGGCCGATCAGGCTGCCGCGTTGCCAACGCCCGCCACTGCCGCCTCGATCGCGGCGATGGTCTGATCGGCCAGCTGCTGCGCCTGCTCGACCTCGCCGGCGGCCATCAGCGTGCGGATCTGCTCCTTGGCGGCCAGGCGTGTTTCGCGGATGACGTACAGCGCCTCGGTGTACGCCGCAGCCTCGGCGAGGATGCTATCTGCGGCCTGCTGCGCGGTGCGACCGTTGATGGCCCAGGCGGCGACGGTGCGTGGCACTGACTCAGCGGGATAGCTGGCATCAGCGAAGGCCTGCGCCTCGATGCGGGCGCGATCATATTCGACGGCGCGCAGCGGATCGCCGGCAACGGCGCGGCGGGCGGCATCAGCGGCGGTGTCGATGCGGGTGCAAAGTTCGTCGACGGAGGGCACGTAGGGCGGCGGGTCGATCAGGATTGGCAGGCCGTCTGCGTCATGGCTGCGTATTTTGTCAGACGGTGGATTGGCTAGGACCAACAAATAGCGGTTTTCGGAAATCTCGACGGCATCCTCTGGTCGCTGGTCATGCACGCCACTTAGATAGGTGCAGCCGGTCGATTTACTGTAATAGCGGCGCATAGCGTTCCCCCTTATTTTCCTAGTGCTAACACGAAAACGCCAATCGGCCCGGTGCTGTCAAAAACCGTATACCCCGTCAGCCCACCCGATCCGATCTTGGCATTACCCGAGCTAGAGGCGACAAATACGCCGAATAGCTGAGACTTAAACGCGATCGGAAACGCAAAACTCTGCTCAGTGCTTGTTGCAACAAGGGCGCCCCATTGAACAATCAGGCTGCCCAGCCATGACGGGAAAATGATGTATCCATTAGGAGTTATGCTCGCGGAAAACCCCATCCTCAATTTTTTCGGCGTAACTGCAACATCATCCAGAGCGCCAGCGTCCACCTCGATCTGGGTCCCCACCCGCAGCACGCCGCGCAGCAGCTCAGTCGCACCTGCGATCGACGAGCGAATTGCCTGCAGTACCCGCAACGCCGTCATAATCTTGCTGTTATCCGTTCCGGTCTCGGCGTCTACCTGATCGGCTCGGACGGTCAGATCATTCACATACTTGCGAGTCGCCAGCACTACGCTCGGGTCGATCTTCAGCTGGATGCTCTGAGTGCTGCTGACCAGAATATTCAGCCGCACCACCTGAGTACGGCCGCTGCCCTGGGCGAGTTCCGGCTTGAAAGTGGGCGGGCAGTTGGCGACGGCAACCAGATCGCCCGCTTCGTCATACAGACCGATCTCGCGAATCCACCAGCCGCCAATGTCCTCGGGGATTACCTGCTCGGCGATGATGATCGCGCTGTTGTTCGGGTCGATGCTGAGCTGGTTGAGCGGTGCCCGGCGGCGCTCGTTGATCAGCGCCGTCTGGGTGCGGCTGGGCATCGGCTCGGCGCCGTTGGCATCGCCGACGCCGAGCTGGGTGATGTTCAGGTTGACGCCCAGGGCGGTGGCGTTGGCCAGCTTGGCCTCGCCGACAGCGGTGAGCATGGCCATGTATTGCGAGTTCTGGTCTGCCATATCAGCGGATGTCCATGGTGTCGATGACGTGTTCGCGCGCGCCCCAGGCCAGCGTGCCGCCGACCTCGATGTCACGCGATGCGGGTGGGTAGACGGTGAGTTCGTCGCCGGTGGTGAGCGCGGCGCCGATGTGGGCGGTGCCGGTGACGTCCAGGCCGATGGCCAGGCCCACCATGTGGCGGCTGACGGGCTTGGCGTCGTCGATCAACCAGGAGAGTTCCTGGTACATCGCTTCGGTGATGCCGGTATCCAGCACGCCGACCAGCAGGCGGAAGGTGCCGGGCGTGCCGAGCGGCTGCTCCTCCCACCACTCGCGCACTTCGATCAGGTAGCCCAGCGGCTCGACCACCCGGCGCAGCGCGCCGATGGTGCCTTTGTGGGCGTGGATGAAGTACGCGGCCTTGATGGCGGCGCGCTTGGCGCGCTCGGGCCAGGCGCTGGACCAGCGATCGACGGAGAACGCCCAGGCGAGGTACGGCAGCAGCTCAACCGGGCAGGTGTCCGGGTTCCAGAGCTGGCGCAGCGGTACCGGGACGCGCTCGATCTGCGCGAGGGCCTCGGCAGCGAGGCGCTCCAGCTCGCTGGCGTTAGGTGGTAGCAGGCACAGGCTCGCCATCAGGCCTCCGCCACCGTTACGGTGAAGCCGGTGCAGTAAGGCGCCTGGGTTTCGGTGGCGACCACGTCGACCCAGCCGGGCAGCTCGACGCGCTTGACGCCCTCGATGTGCAGGGCAGCGTCCAGGGCGGAGCGGTTGACCTCCTGCGCCAAGCGGCGGCGCTGGCTGACCAGGGCGAGGCCGCGGGCCTCGGCGGCGGCGCGGATCGGCTCAGCCTCGGGGCCGACGGTGTTGAGGTAGAGCACGGCGTTGACGCTGTAGGGCAGCACCTCCGCGCCCTGCACGGTGAGGCGGTCAGCGACCGGGCGGCGGTCTTCGTCGCTGAGGTAGGCATCCACTGCGGCGAGCAGCTCGGCATCGGCGCTGCCGTCGCCCAGGGCGCTCTGCACGGTGACGATGACCTCGGCCGGGCTGGGGCTGATGCAGGAGGCGTCGGCCACACGGCCATCGGCGCTGCGCGCGTGGAAGATGTAGGCGTTGCGCGGGCCGGCGGTGCTAAGCCCTTCCATGGCCATCTGGATGCGCTCGCGCATGGCCTCGTAATCCTCCATCACCGCTTGCACTGGCGGCACGGCGTTGGGGTTGGCCGGGGTGATGGTCAGACGCTCGACATTGAAACGAGCGCCGATCTGCTCCAGATCCGCGCCCTGGGCGAACGGCAACATGACGGCTAGCGCGGCTTCATTGACGCGCTGTCGCAGCAGGGTTTCGCGGTAGGCGTTCTCCTGCAGCAGCTTGGTGAGCGGTTCGGATTCCAGCGCCAGGGTGGCGGCGACCTCGGCCTGCTTGTCGGCTGGCCAGAGGCTGATGGCGAAGGCCTTGCGCTCGGCGAGGATGGCTTCGTAGTCGATCGGCTCGACCACGTCGGGCGTCGGCAGCAGGGCCAGATCGATTGGGGTAAAGGTGCTCATGCGGCGGCTCCCAGGGCGAGCGGCACGCGCAGGCTAAGCGGCTCGTTGCTGTCGGTGCGGCTGCCTTCCACGTCCAGGTAGGCCTGGCCGGGCTGCTCGCCGAGGCTGAGCTGCACGCGGCTAAGGCGAATGCGCGGCTCCCAGCGCATCAGCGCCATGGCCACGGCGGCGTAGGCCTGCAGGCGGGTGGCGTCATTGAAGGGGGCGTCGATCAGGTCCGGCAGCAAGCTGCCGTATTCGCGGCGCATGACGCGGCTGCCGATGGGCGTGGTGAGCACATCGGCGATGGATTGGGCCAGATGCGCAGCGCCGGTGATGGCGCGGCCGGTGGTGGCGGCGAGACCGATCATTGCGGCGCCCCCGTGGTGCTCGGGCCGCTCTGAACGCCGCCGTGTACGTGGTTGACCAGGCTGATGCCTGCTGCAAGCACGTCTTCGCTGACGGTCACGGTGCCGGTGATGTCGACGTTGCCGAGGATGGTGACGCCGCCCGGTGCGGTGAGCTGGGCCTGGCCGCCGGCGGGCAGCGTGGCACTTAGGGTGTGGGTGGCGTGGTCGTAATCGATCACAGCCCCGTCCGGGTATTTCCGGCGGCGCACGGTGGCGCTGTTCGACGGCGCCGGACGTTGCTGTGAGTAGAGGCCGACCAGGGCGATGCCCTGGGCCGGTTCGCCGCTTGGCGCGATGAGGATGCACTGCTCGCCGACCGTTGGTGGGTCCCAGTCGCTACTGTCACCCGCGCGCAGGGCGAGCCACGGCAGGTTCGGAATGCTGAGGCCGCCACTTTTGACCGTGCAGCGCGCGGCCTGATGGTCCACCGCGGCGATGGCGCCGAGGCGGATCAGGTTTTCGAGGCGGCGCAGGAGGTCGGTGATATTCATGGCCCCATGCTGGCGTTCGCGCGCGCGGGGCGCATTCGCCGGGCCGTGAAGCGGCGGGCGTTACAGGGTTAGCGCACCAGGTGCTCGAGCAGGCGGTCGCGGATCAGCTCCAGATCCGCGTCGGTGAAGCCGAGCAGCTCCCGCTTGGCGTACTGGACATCTGCGGCGCCCGGCGCCGGGCGATCACGCAGGCCGTACTGGTGGATGCGGGCGATGCGTGAAACCCGGCCGGCGAAGCCAATGGCGATGGTGCTGGCGTCGTTCTGCAGGCGCAGATAACGGGCGGTGCGCAACTTGGTGAACATCTGCCGCTTGCGCTTGATGCGCCCGGCCTTGGCGCGTAGCTCCTGCCGGGGTTTGCGCGGGGCGAAAGGCGTGCCGTCGGCGTTGCGCTGGGCAGCGATGCGCTGCTGCTGGTTGCGGCGCAGGTCGCGGGCGATGGTGCTGGTTACCTTGCGGCGCTCGGCGGGCTTCAGCTGGTTGAGCAGCGCGCCGGCCCAGTCCTCGAGGGCGCGCAGATCGTCAGCCATTGCCGCCCCACTCGGCGAGCAGCTCGCCGTCGCTGGTTTCCACCCGCATGGCTGGTACCAGGAACAGTTCGTCGTCGACCACCGGCTCGGCCGGGTGGCTGACCCGCAGCGTGCCGTCGGCCTGCGGTTTGACGATCACGCGCTCGGTGAGCGGCAGGGTGATGGACAGGTCCACCTTGCTGTTGTCGAGGATGTCGGCCTCGAACTTGATGGCGTCCCTGCCCCGCTCCTGGTTCTCCATCAGCTCGCGCTGGTTGACCAGCACCCAGGCGAACAGCGGGATGGCGACGGCATCCGGATGGCCGGCGAAGTCAGTGAGGATCAGGTTGAGCGTGTAGCTGTACTCGAACGACAGGCCCGGCGCGGCGGTGCTGCGCAGGCTGCCGTTGTCGATGAACACCAGCAGGCGGTCGGGGTTGCGCTTGAGCTCGGGGATGGCCGCCAGCAGGTGGGCGCGCAGGGATTCGGGCTTGTTCATGGCTGGGGGCTGCGCTGGTTGTGGTCGACGATGATGTCCACCTTGGCGGCGCATTCGCCCCAGGCGGCCATGAGGTAGTCGCCGTCGTCGCTGAGTTCGCCGTTACTGGCCGGCGCCGCCGGGTCCAGCGTGCAGCGCGTCACGACCGGACAGCCACTGACGGTAACCTGCGGCTCCGGTGATGGCGGGACGTTGGTGCAGGCGGCGAGCAGCATCAGGCAGAGGCTGAGCAGCCCAAGTCGCATGGGTTGGGTCTTCACGGCGGCGTTCCTTCTTCTTGAGCTGGTCGGTGGCGTGGGCCTGGCGCAGGTCGCTGAGCGTTTGCTGCAGGGCAAGCTGTTCGAGGCGCTGCGCTGCCACTTCGCCGGTGAGGCGGGTGATGGTGGCGGCCTGGTTGGCGTTGCGTTGCTGGGCGGTTTGCAGGCGATCTGCGGCGAGATCGGCGCGGGCGTTTGCCGCGTCGATCCACTGAGCCTGGATGTTCAAGGCCACCAGCAGGGCAACGACCAGCCCCGCTACGCCAAGCCAAGCTTTCCAGCTGGTCATGCTGCCTGCTCCTGGGCGTGCTCTGCGGCGAACTGGGCGTAGGCCCGGGCGAGCTTCACGTCGTAGAAGTTGCGGGCGTAGTTCGGGCCGTTGTAGCGGCGGGCGAACTCGGCCCACTTCTTACCCTTGAGCGCCTTGTGCAGCGCGGGGTCGGTTTCGATGAACGACACGAAGGCGTCGAGCTGCGCGGCCTCGCTGAGCGCCATGGTGTCGGCGAAGTGCTGGGCGTCGTGGTAACCGAGGCGCTGCCAGTGGTAACCCATGATCTGGAACAGGCCCCAGCTGGCGGACTCCAGCGCGGCGGCGGCGTGGATCTGCTGTGCCTGGGTGAGACGCTGATGCTCGGCGGTACCGCCGATGTAGCCGCCGGACTTGCGGTTGACCAGGGCGGGATGCTTGGCGGCGAGTGCATCGGCCTCCGCTTCGCTCAGGCCGTTGGCCTCCAGGCGGGCGTGCATGACGTGCCGTTCGAACAGGATCACCGGGCGGCCGTTGCTGGCGAAGCCCTCGCCGCGGCTCTCCACCTGGTTGACGGCCATGACGCTGGCCAGCGGCACGCCGAGGCGGTCGGCGGCCTGCTGCAGATCCTGCCGCTTGAGGTAGCGTGAGGTGTCGTAGCCGTGGAGCGCGGCCATTGTCTTCGGGCCGGCGATGCCATCGTCCACCAGGCCGGCGCGGCGCTGAAAGGCAACAACGGCGCGCTCGGTCTGCTCGCCGAAGTCGCCGTCCACGGCTACAGCGAAGCCGGCCAGCGTGAGCGCGGCCTGCAGGTTGCGCACGGCGAGGCCGCGCGAGCCGATGATCAGTAGTTCGCTCATACGCTTTCCACCTTACGCTCGAACAGGCGCTTGGCACCGGCGCGAACGCCCTCAGCGCCGATCAGGCCGATGATGCCGCCGAAGAACGGGGCGTATTCCTGCGGAATGCCAAACAGCGCCAGACCATTGCTGGCAGCCAGGGTGATCAGGCCGCAGACGACTGACTCGATGGCGATGCGGCGCAGCGAGCCGCCGCCGAGCATCAGCCGCGAGCCGGCGATGCCCATAGAAAGCGCCGCGGCATAGATGATGGGGTAGTTCTCCTGTACCCAAGCGGCCAGACGCGCCAGGGTTTCCGGTTGGTCATGCATGCGCTTCATTCCACTGTCCGTTGAGCGTGAGGGTGTTGATGTGCTGGGCGACTTCGCCCAGCTGAGCCGGGCTGTAGCGTTGCGGCATGGGGAAGCCGAGCGCGGCGGCGCAGAACTCGCTGCAGAACCAGCGGTGGCGGCTGTGCAGGCCGACCGGGAGCAGCTGGCTGCCGAACAGGCCGAAGAAGTCGTAGCCCTGCCCGGCGTTGGCGCGGAACACACGGGCGATCTGGCGATAGTCCGCCCAGGGCAGCGGGATCAGGTCCCAGTGCTCGAGGTTGAGTTCGATGTGCTTGGCGCGCACGCCGCCGTCCATGGCCGAGGCGGAGAGCCAGCGGCCGTCGGACAGGACCAGTTCGCAATGGCTGTACCTGGAGCGCGTCCAGAGACGGATCAGGCGGTTGAACAGCGTGCCGCGGCCCTTGTAGAGGGCGAGGTAGATCAGTCCCATAGGTTCACCATTTGGCGTTGTTCGGCGCGCACGGCCTGTTCCGGAAGCTGGACCAGCGTGCCGTGGGGAATGACCGGGCCGAGGTCGGCCAGGCCGGGGTTCGCATCGAGGACCTGCTCGACTACGCCAGCGGTGCGCCCGTAGTGCCGCCAGCAGATGGCGTCTACGGTGTCGCCCTGCTGGGCGCGCAGGCTGGCCATCAGATGAGTTCCACGGTGGTGTGGGTGATGCCGAGGATGTTGCGGATGGCCCAGCGGGCGTCGCGGCGGTACTCGTCGGCGGTCGGGGTCAGGGCATCGGCGCGTTCGGCGCCGTCGCCGGTGGCGCTGTAGTCGCGCATGCGCTCGGCCAGCTCGGCGCCAGCGCTGCAGGCGATGGCGCGGCGGTAGAGGTGTACGAGATAGCTCTCGCCCTGGAGCTTGGAGGCAGGCACGTCGGCGAGGCTGCCGTGGCCCTCTTCCTCGCGGGCCCGGCGGTAGAGGCTCAGCTCGCGGTTGACCTCAATCAGGGCGTTGACGGTGGCGACCTCGAGGCGGGTATCGGTCACGCTGCCGTCCAGGCGCAGGGCGGCGCGCAGCTGGGCGCCGTCCAGGTCGGGGAACCAGCCGTCGTTGATGATGGGGAACGGGTCGGCGGTTGCGGTGGCGTTGGTGGCGATGAAGGCGCTCATGGTCGCGGCTCGAATAGGTCGGCGGTGGTCGGGGCTTCACAGCTGGGCCAAGGAGAAAACCTGCTGATCAGCCCCGAGCCGCCGGGGTGCGTGGGGACGCTCGGTTAGCTGCCGGGGGCAGCGTGTTTCTTGAGGAGGCGCTCGACGCGCTCCAGATCCTTCTTGCCGCCGCTGGAGCTGTGCAGCTCGATGGCGCGGGCCAGGTGCGTGCGGGCCTCGCCCAGCTGGGCCGCCTGTTCGGCGGTCAACGCCTCGTCCGGCACCTTGGCCAGTACGCGGCCCATCGCCAGGTGCAGCTTGGCGCGGGCTTCGTCGGGCATGTCCTGGTCGCGGGTGAGCTGCTCGGTCTGCTCGAGCACACCGATGTCGAACTCGCCGCCGGCCTTGAGGGCCTTGAGTGCGGCGATGGCGATCTCTTCGGCGAACAGGCAGCCGGTGGTCCGTGCAAAGCGGTCCGGCATGGTCATGTTGTGCTCGAGCACGTAGCGGCCTATGGCGAGGGCGCCGAGGTAGTCCCCGGCGTCCAGGCGCCAGACCATCAGCGTGGTAAGCACTTCGTCCTGGGCACCGCGCCCGGCGGCCAACACGCCGTCCACGTAGGGGACGTAGGCCGGGAGCAGCTGTGCCTTGAGCGCGACCTTGCCCTCGGTGGACTGGATCTGGCTCAGGCGCAGGCGGTCCTGGTGCAGCTGGGCGAGTTGCAGTTCGTAGGTGGTAGCGCCGGCCATGGTTTGCGCCGGCGCGGTGGCGGCCGCCTCCAGGGCGGCGCGCTTACGCAGCTGGTTGATCTGGGCTGGGCTCAGGCTCATGTTCAGACGGCCTCGATGTTCTCGACCAGGGCCACCAGGCCGAAGTCCTCGATGACGTAGGCGTCATTGCTCGACTGGTAGTCGGCGATGCGGTCGTATTCGGGCTCGTCCTTCACGTGCCGGCGGCGCGCGCCCTCCTGCCAGTAGATCGACAGGTTGCTGAGCGTGGTGACCAGCACGGTGCCGGCCGGGAAGAACGGCGCGTCGACGATCGGCAGGCCGCCCAGGCGGGCCTTGGTGACGATCTCGTCGGAGGCGTTCTCTTCCTGGTTGGATGCGGCGCCTTTCTCGACCGCGGCGAGCAGCTTGTTGTGCAGCAGGTCGCGGGAAACCATGACGACCAGATCAGGACGGGCCCGATGCCAAGGCTCGAGCATCTGCACGGCGTCGAAGACGATCCCGTCCAGCGTCTTGTAGTCGCCAGTGGCGCCGACGGTGACCTTGCCGGAGGCGGCAACCACCTCGTCGAGCACGCGGTCCGGTGCACCGGTGCGGATCTTCTGCAGCCAGCCGATGTTGACGTCCTGCAGCAACGGGTTGGCACCGATGTCGGTGGCCGCAGCGGCAGAGGTGCCGTTGAAGCCGATCATGATGCGGTCCAGCGCCTGGCGCTGGGCGATGGCGGCGGTCAGGCGCGGCTGGAAGTCGGGGAACTTGGCCCAGGCATCGATCAGCGCATAAGGGAAGGCGCTGTCGAAGTTCGTCTGCTTGCAGCTATAGGCATCCTTGGCCAGGGCGCTGCGGTCGGCCGGATTGCGACGGTTGCCGCCCGCTGTGTTGGTGCGACCGGCGATCGGGCCGTTGACGCCCAGCAACAGCGCTTCACCTTCCTGCTCGTTGACCGGTATGACGTTGATGCGTTTGAGGAAGTCCGCCGACTCCTGAATGGCCGTCTCCAGGCTCTGCTGCACCGAGGGCAGCACGTTGAACTTGACGATGGCCGAGGTGATGCCGTTGAGCTTGGCGACCTGGTCGAGGTAGCCGTTGAACTTGATTCGGGTTTCGTTGCGCATGGGATGCTCCAGTGGGCGGGTCGAGGTCAGAACTTGGCCAGTTGCTGGCCGTCGCCGCCCGTGGCTGGCGGACGCTTGAACTGTTCGGGATCGGGGGTGTTGCCGAGTTGCTTGGTCAGCGCCTGCAGGTCACTTTCCAGCTTGGCGAAGCTGGTCTCCAGGCTCTTGCGGGCGGTCTGCTCGGCAGTCAGCGCCTCGGCCTGATCGGCGGAGTGCTTGGCGATGGCTTCGAGGGTTTCGGCCAGCTCGCCGAACTGCTCCTCGGTCTGTTTGCCCTTGCCCAGCAGCTCGCTGACCTTCTTGAACAGGCCGGCGACCTTCGATGGGGTGTCGTCCACCTCTTCGAACTCGAGCTCGGCCGGCTCGGCGGCGGTGAAGAGGTTGTCCTTGTCCTGCTTGCGGCTGGTCAGGGTGCCGTGCTTGGCGCTGAATTCCAGCGCTTCGGTGCCGAGGCTCGCCGGGCTGTCGGTGACCGCCAGGCCGACCAGGTAGGCCTTGCCGGTGTTGGCGAACTTGGGCTGGATTTCCATGGAGGTGTAGATCTTCTGGCCCTTCTTGTTCAGGGCCAGCAGCGCGTCGTTGGGCTGGATCTGCGCGAACAGGGCGAGCTTCTTCTCGCCGTTGATCTCGACCTCTTCGGTTTTCAGGGCGAGCACGTCGCCATAGGCGCCGAACTGCGAGTCGGGGGACAGGCCCTTGATGTGCTCGACGTTGATGCGCGCGCCGTAGGTGTTGCGGTTGTAGCTGGCGGCCATTTCCTCAAGCCAGCTGCGTTCGATGGTACGACCGTCAGTGGTCGCGCCTTCGACGCCGATGCGGAACATCTTGGAGCGGTACTTTTTGCTGTTGCCGGCCATGCGGGCTGTCCTCAACTGGTGGCTGCTGGGCAGGTAGTGAGGGCATGGTCGGCAGCCCGCGCGGCGCGGGCAATTCGCGCGCCCTGTACTGGCTGGACGTACAGGCCGCCGGAGTAACGACTCGCGCGCGCGAGCGGCAGCATCGGCGCCATGAATGCACCGACCGTTGAAATTCCCGTTCAGGATCCACGCCGCACCGCTCGCCATCTGTACTGGATGGGCTGGCGGGTGACGGATATCGCCGACTTCCTGGAGGAGAAGGAAAAGACCGTCCACTCGTGGAAAACCCGGGACGAGTGGGACCGGGCGGACAATGTCGAGCGGATCGGTGGCGCGCTGGAGGCTCGGCTCGTGCAGCTGATCCTCAAGGATCAGAAGACCGGCGGCGACTTCAAGGAAATCGACCTGCTGCACCGGCAGCTGGAGCGGCAGGCGCGGATCCAGCGCTTCCAGGACGGTGGTACCCAGGCGGAGCTGAACCCGAACCTGGAGGCGCGCAACGCCGGGCCGAAGAAGCCCCCCAAGCGCAACGAGTTCGACGAGGGCGAGATCGAGCTGCTCGAGGAGGCCTTCCGCGACAGTTGCTTCGAGTACCAGCTGGACTGGTACCGGGCGATCAACATGCGCACGCGGATGATCCTGAAGTCACGCCAGATCGGCGCGACCTTTTACTTCGCCCGCGAGGCGCTGATCGACGCGCTGCTGACGGGGCGCAATCAGATCTTCCTTTCGGCGAGCAAGGCGCAGGCGCACCAGTTCAAGAACTACATGCAGGCGTTCGTCCAGGAGGCGTTGGGCCGGCAGCTGACGGGCGACCCGATCGTGCTGGCCAACGGCGCCGAACTGCACTTCCTCGGGACCAACTACCGCACCGCCCAGGGGCGCAGCGGCAATTTCTACTTCGACGAATTCTTCTGGGTGCATGGCTTCGACGAGCTGAACAAGGTGGCGTCGGGCATGGCGCTGCACAAGAAGTGGCGCAAGACCTACTTCTCGACGCCGTCGAGCATGGGGCACCCGGCGTACAAGTGGTGGACGGGCGAGCGGCTGAACAAGGGCAAGCCGGCGGCGCAGCACGTGAAGATCGACCTGCGCCACGACACGCTGGCCCCGGGCAAGCTGTGCCGGGAGGACAAGATCTGGCGGCAGATCGTGACCATCCTCGATGCCGAGCGCCGCGGCTGCGATCTGTTTGACCTGGAGGAGCTGCGCTTCGAGTACAACGCCGAGCAGTTCGCCAACCTGCTGATGTGCGAGTTCGTCGACGACGGGGCGAGCATCTTCCCGCTGACGATGCTGCAGCCGTGCATGGTGGACAGCTGGGTGGAATGGGGCGAGGACTACAAGCCGTTCGCGGCGCGACCGCTGGGCGACCGGCCGGTGTGGATCGGCTACGACCCGGCCGAGACCGGCGACAGCGCGGGCATGGTGGTGGTGGCGCCGCCGGCGGTGCCGGGCGGCAAGTTCCGCATCCTGGAGCGCCATCAGTTCCGTGGAATGGACTTCGCCGCCCAGGCCGAGGCGATCCGCCAGGCCTGCAACCGCTACTGGGTGACCTATATCGGCGTGGACGTGACCGGGCTGGGCTCGGGCGTGGCACAGCTGGTCCGCCAGTTCTTCCCCAACGTGACCACTTTCAGCTACTCGCCGGAGGTGAAGACGCGCCTGGTGCTCAAGGCCTATGACGTGATCCGCAACGGCCGGCTGGAGTTCGACGCCGGCTGGACGGACGTAGCCAGCTCGCTGATGGCGATTCGCAAGACGATCACGGCCTCGGGCCGCCAGATGACCTACACCGCCGGGCGCAACGACGAGACCGGCCACGCGGACCTCGCGTGGGCGCTGTTCCATGCCCTGCACAACGAACCGCTCGAGGGGCAGACCTCGGCGAACACTGGATTCATGGAGATCTGCTGATGAGCGAACTGACCACCGCCCCCGCCGCTGGCGTGGAGGCTTTCACCTTCGGCGATCCGCTGCCGGTGCTCGATGGGCGCGAGCTGCTCGACTACCTGGAGTGCTGGCTCAACGGGAAGTGGTACGAACCGCCGCTGTCGCTGGATGGGTTGGCGAAGTCGACCCGGGCGAGTGTGTTCCTGCAGAGCGGGCTCAATTTCAAGCGCAACATGCTCGAGCGCACCTTCATTCCGCATCGCCTGCTGAACCGGCAGGCGTTCGGCCAGTTCGCGCTGGACTGGCTCTGGTGCGGCAATGCGTACCTGGAACGGCGGCGCAACCGGCTCGGCCAGGCGCTGGCCCTGCAGCCGACGCTGGCGAAGTACATGCGCCGCGGTGCGGATCTGGAGACCTACTTCCAGGTGCGCGGGTGGAAGGATGAACATGAGTTCGAGCGCGGCAGCATCTGCCACCTGCGCGAGGCGGATATCAACCAGGAGGTATATGGGCTGCCGGAGTGGCTGTCGGCGCTGCAGTCGGCGCTGCTGAACGAGTCGGCCACCCTCTTCCGCCGCAAGTACTACCAGAACGGATCGCATGCCGGGTTCATCATGTACATGACCGACGCGAGCCAGAATGAGGCGGACGTCGACGCGCTGCGCCAGGCGTTGAAGTCGGCCAAAGGCCCGGGCAACTTCCGCAACCTGTTCGTCTACGCGCCGAACGGCAAGAAGGACGGGCTGCAGCTGATCCCGGTGAGCGAGGTGGCGGCGAAGGATGAGTTCGGGTCGATCAAGAACATCAGCCGCGACGATCTGCTCGCCGCGCTGCGCATCCCGCCGCAGCTGATGGGCATCGTGCCGACCAACGCCGGCGGGTTCGGCTCGCTGCGGGAGGCAGCGGAGGTTTGGGCCGTCAACGAACTGGAGCCGATCCAGGCAAGGCTGGCCCAGGTGAACGAGTGGCTGGGGGATGAGGTGATACGGTTCAAGCCGTTTGAGTTGCCGGCGAAGAACTGAGCCGAAGCTGTAACGAAGAAAGCCGCCCTTGAGGCGGCTTTTTTTGTGTCTGGAGGCCCTGAAAAGAGCTGTTTACTAGCTAGCAAGACCCCAGCAAACCATAGCAAAAACAGTGCTTCGAGTCCATCGATAAAAGTGCTGCGCGCCAGTATTCATGCGGGTTTCAGCTCATTACCGAGAGTGCTCTCCACCACACTGTATCGGTAGCTGATGCCGACATGGTGAATGTGCGTTTCATCGATCGTCGGGCTCGGGTCGGTGAGGCTTAGGCAGAACATCCGTCCATGGGTGTCACCTTCTCCGCCACCAACCACCTCAAGCCTGCCGAGGACATCGCCGCCCCGGTCGTATGGGTCGACCTTGCCGTCCTTCACCGTTACCAGCCTCGCGGCGCCATTGCCGCTGACCAGCTCGTAGATCCCGTCGCGAATAGCCATGTGCCCTCCTGGTGCGCGGCTGAGCCGAAACCGTAGCGCAGCCGACGCGGCGCCGCCAGCACCCCCAATCCGCACCCGGCGCGCGCCGTCGTCCCCCCACCACGCCTGCGGGCTAAACCTATGGCATTTTCCGCACCCCTGCGGGACGGCCGAGAGCGGCCCAGGCTGCGCGCTGGAGAGGCGTTTTCGGTGACCGGCACCCCTGCGAAACCCTGCACAGGAGGCCTCTTTCTGGAGCGCCTGCGGAGCTACCCGAGCCAACCGATTTCAGAGGCGAATTCGGAAATGGGTAATTTTGGTCAGCCCCTTCCGAAATGCGGCTAGAGGCCCCGTATTTGCTGGGTTCGTCCGCTTACCTTCAAAGGTAATTTCGGGTAAGGCAAAAGGTAATTTTTCTGTAAGTGCTTGATTTTAAAGGGCTGGAGTTTTTTGGAACATGACCATCTGATTAGGTAAGTTGATTACCTCTGAATTACCAAAAAATTACCTTTAAGAATCAATCCTAAGCTACTGAAAGACAAGGCTTTCCGGCGTACCTCAAAAGGAAATTACCAAAATTACCCGTTTTCGATGGGTCAAGATAAAACGCGGCGAATCGCGCGGGAGGAGGGTTTCAGTGCCGCACACTGGTTTTCGCTGGGAACACGCTGGGAACGATCACGCCCATATTTATCCAGGCCCAGATACGCGAAAGCCCCGGAATCCGGGGCTTTCGGCTTGTTACATGGTGCGGACGGAGAGACTCGAACTCTCACACCTTGCGGCGCCAGAACCTAAATCTGGTGTGTCTACCAATTTCACCACGTCCGCCAAGCGGGCTTAAACGAAAACGCCAGGCAGCGCCTGGCGTTCTCTGGAATATGGGGTGGACGAAGGGGATCGAACCCTCGACACCAGGAGCCACAATCCTGTGCTCTACCAACTGAGCTACGCCCACCATATTACGCTTTGCTTGTGCCAGAGCCCGAAATGGCGCACCCGGCAGGACTCGAACCTGCGACCATCCGCTTAGAAGGCGGATGCTCTATCCAGCTGAGCTACGGGCGCTTTTATCTGCATTCTGTTCGGAGCGCAGACTTGAAGCTCCGGCCGTTGAAGAAGCTGTTTCTTCTAAGCCATCTTACCCAGCAGCAGGCTGTGCTCGACAAGCGGGGCGAATGTTATAGAGGCTCCAAACAGTCGTCAACAGCAAATTCAAAAAAATTTCAGTTAGATAAAGGAGTTACAACCGCCGTTAGCCGGTTCGCCTTTGCCGTGTGACCATGGCATGCGAGAATAAGCGCCCTTTCCTCGTCCTCTCCAATGGTTAATCAAGCGTCATGACCGCAAAACTGATCGACGGTAAAACGATTGCTGCCAATATTCGCCAACAGATTTCTGGTCGTGTTGCCGAGCGCCGCGCCCAAGGGCTCCGCGCACCCGGCCTCGCCGTGATTCTCGTGGGCAGCGACCCGGCCTCCCAGGTATATGTGGCGCACAAGCGCAAGGATTGCGAGGAAGTCGGTTTCAACTCCGTTGCCCATGACCTGCCGAGCGATACCCGCCAGGAGGACCTGCTGGCTCTGATCGATCAGCTGAACGACGACGCCTCCATTGACGGCATCCTGGTGCAGCTGCCGCTCCCCAAGCACCTCGATGCGTCGCAACTGCTCGAGCGTATTCGTCCGGACAAGGACGTGGATGGATTCCACCCCTACAACGTTGGTCGGCTGGCCCAACGTATGCCGCTGCTGCGCCCTTGCACCCCAAAAGGGATCATGACGCTACTGGAAAGCACAGGGGTCGACCTGCACGGTCTGGACGCCGTAGTCGTGGGCGCCTCCAATATCGTCGGCCGGCCAATGGCGCTGGAGCTGCTGCTCGCCGGCTGCACCACTACCGTAACTCACCGCTTCACCCGCAATCTGGCCGAACATGTACGGCGTGCCGACCTGGTAGTGGTCGCCACCGGCATCACTGGGCTGGTCAAGGGTGAGTGGATCAAGCCCGGTGCAATCGTTATCGACGTGGGCATCAACCGCCAGACCGACGGGCGTTTGCTGGGTGATGTGGAGTTCGAGCCTGCCAGCGAACGCGCTGCCTGGATCACTCCGGTCCCGGGCGGCGTGGGCCCGATGACCCGCGCCTGCCTGCTGGAAAATACCCTGTACGCTGCAGAACATTTGCACGACTGA